TTAGCAAACCGCGAGCGTTTTGTCAATATCTTTATTGAACATATCGTAGCGTTCTCTTAAATATTCGTTCGTAAAATGCATATACAATCTGGTAGTCGAGATGTTCGAATGACCCATCAAAGGCTGAACATCTTCAATTCTTGCCCCTTTTCGTAGCATATTAGTAGCAAAACTATGTCTTAAAGTGTGCGCGCTTACTCTCTTTTTAATTCCAGCTCTTAGAGCGGTTTCAGATATCATTCTTGAGAGATATTGTCGGCTTAGAGGCTTACCAAAAGAATTTGTGAAAACAAAAACAGAGTCTACTTCTCTCTTGTGATGATATTCTCTAATAGACTTTTCAGTTATAGGGTCGATAAAAGTTACTCTTGGCTTTCCGCCTTTTCCTCTAGAAACTATAAGGGATCTTCTGTACAAATCATCTTCCTTGAGATTTAAGATTTCAGAAGCTCGCAATCCACTGCTTAATATCGTCATAATCAAGACTTTATCTCTTAGATTTCTAGCTGATTTTATCAAGGCGAACTGTTCTTCTTCATCTAAAAAATTAGCCTCTACTTCGACGGTTCTTGGTATTTCAATTGCCTCAGGTCTGATGTCTATAAGGTTTTTAGAATACAAAAATTTGATAAAACTTCTAATAACCACGATTTTATTTTTGATAGTTTTCGGCTTGTATCCTCTTAAAGAGAGTGTGTCGATAAAGTTATCAATCACTAGAATATTCAAGTCTTCAACAACGTGTGCGTCTATTGATTTTATAAAATCCTCAAGGATAGAAACGTATGTTATTTTTGTCGTGCCAGTAGCTTTTCCGTGTGCTTCTTTATGTTTCACAAAGTAAAACAACGCACGCTCCAACGTAGTACTTTTATCCATAATTCTCCCACAATTTAAGTTAAAATGTAGGATTTTGAGGTGCCCAACTAGTGTTGCTTTCAGACCACCCACACGGTCATCAACTCGGCAGTAGATATGGCTAATTTCTTATTTAATTTTGCCATGTCTAGCCGTGTCTGCATAGTGTAAAATTCACAAAGTCCTACGTGTCGAACCTACTATTTCTAGCTGGTTCAATCACCTTAAGCTCCCTAAATTCAAAATGGTAAGATGTACCAACTTTACAACCGTACCTATTGCGGTTTTTCTCTAAAGTAACGATGATATCATTCGGGAAATCTTTCATATTTCGTTCAACCATTAAAACGATATCCGCGTCTTGAGCAATGTAGCTCGAACCTCGCAAATCGTTTATTCCAGTCTTTCGTGTATGGCTGTCTGGTGCTTTTCGTGTATGACTGATTAGAATGATAGGAATCTGATGTCTAATTGCGTTCTTCTTTAGCTCTTTTGTTATATTTCCCAGTTCTTCAGCGACGTTTTGGATTTCTCGCGTAAAGTAATGAAGATGATCAATCACGACCAGTTCACAATTGGCTTCTTCTTTGGCTTTTCGGACCAATCCGTCGATTGAGTGCCAGCTTAATTCATCGTTTTTTTGGAAGAATATGCCAGCCGCACACTTTTCGTATTCTGTTTCGCCAAGGATTTTTCTAAATCGCACACCAGCTTCGCCGTGAGTCATTTCCAGAGTAACAAATAAAACAGATTTGTTTTGCTTAGCTACGTTTGCCGCGATATTCATACTTAGGGCTGTTTTACCATTACTGGTAGCTCCTCCGATAACAGTTAGCTCTCCTGGCGCTAATCCCATTGTCATACGGTCAAGCACCCAGTTTCCTGTCCTTAATCCGATGATTTTACCCCAGTTCTTCATGCGTTCTTCGATTTCTTCGTGATAGTCTGCCATCATCGTGAATTCGAGCTCTGCGGCTGCAGATTTAGCAGTTTTAGCAGACGCTCCAAGCACGTATTCGTAAAGGTCTAGTCGGTCAGTTCCCTTTAGTGTGTCGATTTTTGATTTAAGATAGGTTAAATTGTCCACGTAGTATCTCCCTGATTTTTGATTTATGCCAATTTGCTTTGTTTTCGATGATTTGGAATGTCTCTTCGTATTTGTCGACATTGTGATTGATGTTAGATATGCCCTGTAACGTCGTGTAAAGGCTTCTGAGCGACTTTACGGCTTCATTGTGGTATTTTATCGTTTCCGCAACAAAACGCTCTGAGAAGTCCTCTAAATCGATTTTTAAGCCATCCATGAACCATCTCCCATTAACTCATCTAGGTCTGCCATGCCTTCAGGCTGTTTTTTTCGCTTTGAGAGCATGTTGTCTATCGTGGAGGCTCTGAGTAGATAGTCGCTTTTTAATTCGTTAATCTTCTTTGAATGCCAATCATCTTCAACGAGTACGTCTAGTGCTTTACCGATTTCTTCTAACGAGAACTTCTTCAAGGTTTCTTTATAACCTCGTGGAAGTATTCTGAAATTACGTTTGGTTTTTTCGTTTAGTAGGTCTAATAGTTTTTTACTAACTTCACTATTAATATTATTCTTAGTGTTATCTATAGTGTTATCGGGATGAACACGTTGTTTTTCAACGGGATGAACACGTTGTTTTTCAACGGGATGAACACGTTGTTTTTCAACGGGATGACTTTCTGGATCCGCCAAAAAACCTATATTAGACCGACGAACCATCCGACCATATTCACGCGATTGTGTGATATAGCCAAACTCTACCAACCTTCGACATGACGCTTGAAAAGCAGACGTGCGCATGCCTGTTAATGACATAAGCTCCTCTGACTTTTTCCAGCATCCCTTTTCACCAAAACTTGCTATTTCAGCGTAAAGGATTTTTTCTGTACCCTTCAGCCTCTCGTCTTCTAAGACTTCTCTCGGTAACCAAACGCCTGTAAACTGACGCTTCGGCTCGATTATCTGTTGTTTATCAAAATCATACATTGTCAGCTCTCCATTTCTTAATGGCTTCTGTCAATGGCGTTTTAATCTCAGAAATATGAACAATTTTCCCCATTTTTTACCCTCTTTTAAGCCAATGAAAAACTAGCACCTTCATTTTCCACAGGTGAAATTTATTTGTTGTAAAAAAGATACAAGAATTTGGTGCAAAACCCTTGACAACTTTTTCACGATTTATCGATTTTGAGTAAGAGGTTATTTTTAGACAAAGAAAACCTCAGCCATAAACGACCGAGGTTATCAAATGCGTATCTGATATGTTCTTATATTAGCAAACTCTAGCGTAAAAGTCAATACTCACAAGATAGATTCTACGACCATATTGTCTTATAAAAATAACGATTCAAACAAACCTGTAACAGGTAGCATAATCATTCAATCTGGTTGGGTTTATTTTCTAGGAAACGGTGGAAAGCAACAGTCTGTACAAGTTACTTTTCCTAAAAAGTTTAAGGAAGTATACGCAGTTATACCTGTTTTAATTGGGTACACATTCAAAACGCCAACTTCGCCTGCAAGTTTTGACCAGAAAATTGGTGCTGGTACAAACATAGAATGTGGAGCGTTTAATCAGACAGGTACTACTATCACAGCCTCAACCTCAGGCATTTTTGGTGGTGCTAACCACGGCATCTCTTGGATTGCAGTAGGTACTGTCTAATTACTTAACATACTCTAACACAATACTAACTTCTGAATTTCCCCAAGCATAACTGCCAGAAATAGTAATATTCGTTTGATCAATTGAGGTAACACCTGATTGGTGTGTGCCTTCAATGTATGGCAATGCTTGCTTTATAGGGTTATTATTAAGACTGCCAGATAGTCGCATATTTCCATAGTAGCGTATTAACTCCCATCTATTAGATAGACCTTGAATACCATGCGGCAAGTTTGACGTATTAAAACCACCTGTCATATTCACAGTGCCACGCACGACTTTACGATAAATAGGGCGACCATCAATCCATTTTTGTCCAGTATTCTGTTCAGTGGTTGTATATTTATTGTCTGGCATAGTCGTAAAGTCTATCTTTTCGGCTG